CTGAAATCAACTATAAAGAAGAACTCATGGGTTCCAGCTTTGTGATCAATAACCCCAACGCCACTACAACTTGCGGATGCGGCAGTAGTTTCGCAGTGTGATGTTGCCCCGGGGTTCTATCCTGAGATAAATACAGGATAGAGGACCCAAAAATGGCAATTCCCGGACAAGCAAACATCAATATAGCAAATACACCCAATGACCCAGTGGGCAGTGATAGCTTATACACGGCTTTTAACACAATACAAAATAACTTTACATCACTGTTTAGTGCCAGTAGCCCCATCACAAATATCACTGCAGGACCAGGCATCAGTGTATCTAACGCAACCAGTGCAAGTTATCAGATAGTAAACACTGGTGTAACAAGTTTAATAGCTGGTAACAACATTACAATTACCAGTTCAACTGGTACTCCTGGTTCTAACGGCGCTCTAATCATCAGTTCGACTGGAGGTAACGGCAGTGGGGGTGGCGTTACCAGTGTGGGAGTTGCTAGCAACACACTTAGTGTAACTAATACACCAATCATTAGCACAGGCAATATTGCTATTAATCTGGCAAACGTTGCCAACTTGACTCCGGGAACATACACAAACCCCAATGTTGTTGTGGACGGATACGGACGCATTACCACTATTGCCAATGGCGTTTCAGTGGGCGTAACCAGTGTCAGTGTCTCAGCTAACGGTTCTGGCTTAAGTATTTCAGGTAGCCCCATAACTGGAGCAAGTGGCAATAACACTGGTGCCGGAACCATACAAATAACAAACACCGGAGTTACCAGTCTTATTGCTGGTACTGGAATTGTACTAAGTGGCAACACTGGTGCAGTGACTATCAGCAGTACTGGTGGCGGAGGTGGTGGCACAGGCACAGTTACAAGTGTGGGCGTTGCCAGTAACACACTCACCGTAACAGGCAGCCCTGTTGTGAGTGCTGGCACCATAAATGTTGAAATACCCAGCACTTTGGCTGTGAATGTGTTGAACGCGAACACTGTGAATAGTCCCACTGTAAACAGTAACACCATTAATATAACAGCTAACAATGCTCAAACTCTGATATCAACACAATATACCAACACAGCCAATGCTGATAGCGTTATCATACGCCGTGGCCGTGGCAATCCTGGTGTACCATCACAAGCACTCACCGGTGATAACTTATTGAGCATTCGCAGTCAAGGCTACACCAATTTCAACATTTTCCAGAATTCAGGCGGCTTGAATGTGGTTGCTAATGGATCTCCTGCAAACAGCAGTTCATTAGTTCCATCAGATGTAATATTGAACGCTACTACAACCACAGATCCAGTGAGTTTTAAATTTCAGCATACTGGTAACATGGTAGTACCAGGTGCATTGACTACCACTGTGTTTAGTAACTCAGCTCCTGTGACCACACACGTGGCAACTCGTTCTCGTGGTACATCATCAAGTGTCAGTTCTATAACAACTGGAGATTATCTGTATCGTTTATTGGCCCTGGGTCAAACTGGCAATGGTACTAGCACAGTAAATGACATTGCCGGCTATTCTTATGGTGGTGGTGTTGAAGTTGTGGCCGCTGGTGTGCCTGGCAGTTCAGGTGCTTATGTACCCAGTAATGTGGTCATACGCAGTATCAGTACTAGTAACGCTCAAAACATTCTGAACTTTACAAGCACTGGCAATCTGGAGGTTCCCGGTATCATTCTGGGCAATGGATCAGGACTTTCCAGCCTCACTGGTGCCAATGTCTCTGGTACTGTGCCACTGGCCAGCGTTGCAGGTACAGTTTCAGGCGCAAGCCAATCAAACATAACCAGCGTGGGCACACTCACTGGTTTAACCTCTGGCGGTGTGATAAATTTCACATCAGCCAGTAATGTCAGTTTGGGTAACCTGTCAAATATCAAGATTTTAGGTGGTAGTTCCGGTTACACGATAAAAACGGATGGAGCTGGAAATCTTACCTGGGGCATAGACACCACCGCTGCCGCAGGATCAAATACCCAGGTTCAGTTCAACAATGGTGGTTCACTGGGGGCATCAGCCAATCTGGTGTTTGACCAGTCCTTGAATACGCTTACCTTGGCAGGAAACATTGTGGCATCCAATGCCAATTTAGGCAATAACGCCACTGCCAACTTCTTCTCTGGCAACGGTGTAAATCTATTTGGTATTGCAGGAGCGAATGTCACTGGTCAAGTGGCCAATGCACTAGTAGCCGGAACAGTGTATACAGCGGCGCAACCCAATATCACTAGTGTGGGTACCTTGACCGGTCTGGGAGTGTCCGGGAATGTCACTGCGGCTAATATTACTGCAAACACAGGTGTGTTCACAGGTAATGCTACTGGGCTTTCTAATATTCCCGGCGCTAATGTCACAGGTACTGTGGCTAATGCCACCTACGCCACAAGTGCTGGCAGTGCAACAACAGCTGGCACTGTAACTACGGCCAGCCAATCTAACATTACTAGTGTGGGCACATTGACTTCCCTAGATGTTTCTGGAAACATTACAGCGGCCAACATAACAGCAAACACAGGTGTGTTCACGGGTAATGCCGCAGGACTAACTTATATACCAGCCGCAAATTTGAACGGCAATGTAAACAATAACATATCAGTAAGTGTAACAGCAAATACCACCAACACTGTGGGCAACATTGTGAGCATCACAATCAACGGCACCACATACCAATTATTGGCCAGGTAAAAAAAAGGCCGCTTAGGCGGCCTTTTTTGCTTTGTTGCGGAACTCTCGCTTGACGTAGTATTCAATCAATCGGCGTTGAATCATGGTCAGCAAATCACCAGCATCGTCTGTGATGTAAAACCGTACAGGACAGCGACCCCAGGTTCCGTTACGCTGAAAATCAGCGAACCACATACGATGATCCCGATTGCCGGGATCAAAGTTGACCCAGGGCCTACCATGATATTGAAGCAGGCTCATGGGTTCTCCTTATTGAGCGGTGGTGTCAGCTTGAGTTTCAGCAACAGCCGCCAGTACATCGGCAACGGTTGCGGCCTTCCGGCCACGAGCCTTGATGCTGTCCAGGCTGGGCTTGGCTTTGGCCTTGGCCACTTTGACCTTGACTTCACGGGCGGCCTTGGGCTCACGCTCGGCAATCTCATCGGCGATCAGGGCCTGATCCTCGGCACTCTGGAAGGCACTGTGAGTACGGATGTACTCCAGAGCTTCTGCCTTGGCCATGGGGGTGGGCAGTTCCACCAGTTCAACGCGAACCGGATCCAGACCTGCACCACGAACCTTGACGTTGCCAGGCGTGCTCAGGAGTTTGACACGGCGAACGTAGTCCGTGCCAAAACGCACCTTGGTGATTGAGGTATTGGCATTAGCGTGAGTGCAGATGCCAGCGGACTTGAACAGAGTATCAATTTTAGCCATTTTGTAAGACCTTTACAAAAAACCCGGAAGATGAATGAGACAGATACCAGACCGGGGAACCAATATCGCTCAGAAGAAAACCTAAGTATAACACAGAGTGGAACAATCGTCAAGTGTCTGGATTACCAAAATCAATCTTGGTAGTCCTGATACTGACGGGCTTGGTGCTTGGCTCGGCGGCGGTAATCACGGCGATTACGCTCCACCCGGGGAACGAAAGGCGAGTCATCCTGGAACAGGACACGGTGGGCCCTGACCTTGGGACGCTGAACAGTGAATGTCAAAATCTCACGCTTCATGATTACTCGCTCTATCTACTATTCCATTATTATAACAGAATTGGTATTTATTGTCAAATATCGGTATAGCCCGGATCCTCAACAATACGGCTGAAATCGCTCCAGTCGCCATCCATTTCGGTCTCGGCACCCAGTACCCAGTCAAGGGGCACACCCAGTGCACGGGCGATCTGGACAGGATTTTCACCAGCTTCCAGCCGCTCCTGAATGTCAATCAGGATATCCTTGATCTTGCTCACATTTACCTCAGATGGTTTGAAGATAGGTTTCCAGGTCCTGAAAACTGCGAAAAGTTTGACTGCCCCAGGTGCTAGTGCGAACTACAATAAAGTTACGATTGTAGATTTCTACAGTGGCATCCAGTGTGCGGGCACGACCAAAGGTAACTGACTTGTAAGGGGTGCCTTTACGGCTGGTATGTTCTCCAGCCAGCACACCGTAAGGAGCAGTGAAGTCCTGACGTCCACAAGCCCAGTTATAAACCCAATCGCAGATTTCCTGACTATTCATAATCACCACTGATTGTAAATCACCATATGATCCACGCCAGGCACATTGCCCACGGGTCGATAGACCTGTTGCTCACCGTCCCACTGGTCGGGGTCAAACAGTTTATCATGCTCACCAACCACAGTAAAACGCACGGTTTTGCCAGTATGATGGCTTTCTACGAAAAACTCACGGGGCATGCCAAAGAACTCACTGGCCAACTTTAGAACCTTGCGGCCACGGTCGTATTCACAACGCTGGAGACTGACAGTAGGGATCATATCGTCCTCATCTTCAAGGCTGGGCAAGGGGTAGTGATGGGCTTCCCACTCTGCTGAAATTTTAGGGAACATTCTGGACTCCGTTTTCTTACTGTACCTACAGTATAACAGGATCTGGAATTATTGTCAAATCTGAAACCTGATAAAGTCCATGGCTTCGGCTTCCTGTAGGGCTTGATAAATCTGGGTTCGGTCGCATCCGTAGTGGATGTAGCCTTCCATGACATTCTGTAGATAGCCCATGTCTGGCATTTCTGGATCAGGAGGGATGCCAGTACTGGCAAAGTTCATCTGATAAACCCAGGCATCAAAGGTATCTCCTCCGCATTTTACTTTTACCATCTTGCGAGTGTAGTAGTGGGGATAACCCTCCAGCCTGTCCAGTGCCTCCATACACTTATCAGTCACACGCCACAGGACTCCTTCAGTCTGGTATTCCAGAGCATCCACGATATCAGCATGATAGCAAAAACGGAACATGTGGTCGGGCAGAATAGCACGACCCAGGGCCACGGCCGCAGGACACCGGAGTGCCATGCCAGCCGGGTTAGTGTTCATTCCGTACGAAAACATTAGGCTCATAAAAAGTATCTCAATATATTGCGACAGATTTTTATTGTAACATAAAGGGTCTTATTTGTCAATTACCATAAATAAAGGTGTAGTTCGCGGGACGGCAATCCCCAACTACTCTATGATTGTAAGGAATCACAGCATGACTATTTATTACGTTTACGCATACATACGCAGAAGTAACGGAACTCCATACTACATTGGGAAGGGTTCAGGTAATCGCGCATACACTAAGCATAAAACTATTTCAGTCCCCAAGGACAAATCTAAAATAGTTTTGATTGAAACAAATCTAACAGAAATAGGTGCCTTGGCTATTGAGAGGCGCCTCATAAAATGGTTTGGTCGGAAAGATTTAGGTACAGGTATACTTCACAACAAGACTGATGGAGGAGAGGGATTCTGTAATCCCAGTGCTGAAACAAGAAAGGCAATGTCAGAATCCAAAAAGGGTATTCCTTTATCCGATAGCCACAAGAAAAAGGTTAGTAAATCATTGCAGGGAAGGAATGCCCCGTGGGCAAGTCGCCCAGGCAATCTGAACACATTCTATGGTAAACACCACACTGAAGAAACCTTACGTAAGCAAAGTATAATCAAGCAAGATGCAAACAATCCGATGTTTGGAAGGAAACAACTTAGGGTATGCTGTATACATTGCCGCAAAGAGACTTCAGTAAACACATTGCCTATCCACCATAAACATCAGAAGGTATTCAGTTGGGGTTGAAATTCGCGGATATACTCACGCTCACGCTGGTGAGCTGGCTTACGGCCACGAACGGCTTCCAGAAAGCCAAAAGTAAACGCTTGAGCGCCGTGGTCACGGATGCTGGCGCTCAGTGCCCAGCCCTTGTCCTCGGCCAGGGCACGTTGAACATGCTTCTGGATGCGGCGCTTCAGGGTGCGAAAAACGGTAGCATTTTTGACCGTGAGGCCCACATACTGCTCCCCTGTCACCTGGTTGGTGATAACGTAGAGCAAATGAGTACGGTCACTACGGGCACGGCGTTTTTTCATCATTTCCAGAGTATATCATACCCCGGAATTATTGTCAAATTTCAGTGGACTGGGCCATCCACGATATGGACGCTGAATTCGTTGACAGTTTCTACCAATTGTTCCTTGGTAAACCCTTCTTCAAGCAGGGCCTGAACCAGTTTGATGTAGAGTCCAAAACTCGCTACACCTGGAATGTAATCTGGATTACTGTTTCCGTAGTCAAACTCATCCAACATGGGCATGAGTGTGTTGTCGATGAATTCAGCACTGAGTTCAGTACTTACATCGTACTGATAATCATCAAATTCGTCTACCAGTTCTTCAATATCCAAGTTTAGGTTTTGTTCTTTCATTGTGTTCCTCCAGTAGACAATAATATTTATCGCTCGTGCGAGTCACTATTATACGGCACTATTGAAGGGAATACAAGTAGTTCACTGTGTCGGGATTTTCACGAAATACGATAGCACCATTACGCAAATGGAACTTGCGTGCCAGGTCAGTTTTGGGACTGAGTGTTACAAAATTGGTAACTGAAGGAAATACTTCACGAATTTTAGGGACTAGTGTTCTAAGCAAGTCGGCACCACTGCCGGGCTTGTAACTCCAGATCGTATAAAAAACGGCTGTGTCTGGTTGTTCCACTGTTCGCTGTAGGTCTTGCACACTTTCAGGCACAAAGTCATGCAAACTAACACATACTATACTTGTGGGTCGTTCATTCTCGACCAGTGCCGCCACAAACCTGTTGGGTTGTACGCGAAACTCGGCTGGTATGTCTGGTCTTACAGGATCATCTTTGATGTATGTAAGTAGGTTGTCTGTGAGTGTGGTGATAAGGTGTAGCATGATAACCCTATTTATCACCTGCGCTAAAAAGTCGCAGTTTTTGCGTTATTTCTTGCTAGTCTTTTCCAGTAACTATTACTGCAACTTTATCAACCCAGACCATACGTCCATGGCAGGCAATATTCCATTTAGTCTGGCCGTATTCTTCTGTACATTCAGTAAATGTTTCGCCAATGATGCGAACATCTGTGGCCAGATGTTCCACACCATTTTCAAATACACGCCATACCAGATCGCTACCTTCGTGTTTGGTGTTAAATCTGATATGATACTTGTTCATTGTAATATTCTTCCTTTTACAAAACCGTCTGGTTGCTCACCTTCTTTAAATCTTTTGGAAATTTTTCCGTCATTATACCATAACTTCCCCTTACACGCCGAAGATAATTGGGCTATGAGTTCAGGGGTATATTCAACTTTAGTAAGTTTTCTATTTTGGCTAATTAATTTTTTACTTTCGTCGGAATGATTTTTGCCAAACATACCGTTGTCTTTACCAGACAACTTTGGATTATTTGGATTAGGTTTACCATATCTATGATTTTTACTACCGGTTTGAGCAAGAGATTTTTTCCTGCTATGTTCTTCTGTGAAAATTCTACCCTTTAATTTATGAGAAACTATTTTTTTAAATTTCTCTGATTTAACAGTAGAACCCAATCCTCCAGAACACATATTGTAATTGGTATCTTCTTTGATAAAGTCCTCGGTTACAAGATCCGATTCTTTTTTAAATGCTTCTTCTCTTGTATCAAAAAATTCTAAAATAGAACGACTAAAATTTTCTTTTCCGTATTTTTTAATAGCATCCTTGAGTGCTTTTCCTGAACCGAGGTACCCATCATCAAGAGTCTCAGAACTATGGGCTCCGATATATATTTTCCCAGTCACATTGTTGGTAGTCTTATAAACATAGTGATACATTACAATAAACCTTTATTTTTCATTTCCTCCCTGATTTTAGTTGCTGATATTTGGTGTATTTCATCAGTGAGTTCTATTTTATTTATCTTATATCCTACATCTCTGCCATAAACAATTTCAACAATGTTAGGTACAAG